CGAACTGTACCTGTCGTCTCATGCCGCTATAAACCTAAGCTTACGTCTCCAAAAGATGGAGGCATGCCGGGGAATTAAGCAGGTCGTGATTCATTTGAAGAGGTTAAAAATGGAACTTCTAAATCAAACCGGAACTCCGAAAGGAAGTTTTTGGGGTGATTTTCGTTCTATATTGGACCTTTCCAAGACAGGCCGCAGAGGGCTAAGTGCAGCACTTGCCATACTAAATGTTTATGGTCGATGGGAAAAAGCTTCGGTAACGGAGCTAGATTTCAAAGACTATAAGATTTCAGTAGAGGCACCTGTAAGCATATCAAATACTCATGTCGAGATCAGTTCACCGGTCTTGGCTGAAAGTAGGCGAATATCCCGAGCGGTATCTTTTGACTCAAGTTTTTCTAGATCTAGCTCAAAGAGAGTGCCAGACCTTAAACAAGTCGAGTCTGTAACAACAGATGCAGAGCATTATGAGCTATTTGCTCGAGAATGTCCTAACCTATTGATGCGTTACCAAGTTTTAATAAACGAGGTATATTCGAACCCCAACGGATGTTTTGTAGGGGATCTCATGGATTTATCCTGGGACCTTACTAATGACCGGGTAGGTAAGATCGTGGGCTTAACAAAAGACCGAGGTCTAAAGACCAGGTTCATTGCAAACCCCCACCGTATGATACAACTTGTGACATCTCGTCTAAAAGCAGCATGTAGTGAATTCTTGCTACATTTGGAAGAGAGCAGTGTTTATGATCAGTCAAAGGGTGTTTCTCTAGCCCAGCAATGGTTAAAGGATGGACGTAAAGTTTATTCTATTGACCTTACTTCTGCTACAGATAATTTTCCCCTTTCAGTTCAAGTGAATATCCTGAAAAGGTTGTTCCCTAAATTGAAAACTGACATAGATTTTTGGAGGGATGTTTCAATGTCCCCCTGGACCACACCTTATGGACAGGTCACGTTTGCACGTGGTCAACCCATGGGAGTTGGACCTTCTTTTTCAGCTTTCACCCTCTGCCATATACTCCTAATTAGGAGTTGTGGGGGAACCTTGGATAACTTCTGCGTTTTGGGAGACGATGTTATTATCTCCGATGCGGCGGTGGCCGAAAAGTACCTCGCTAGGTTAGGTGATTGGTCTGTTCCGATTTCTTGGAGCAAAACCTTGGTTTCGTCAGTCTACTGCCAGTTCGCTGGTAGGGAGATTGACAGATTTGGTCCCCTTCCGGTCTTTAAAGGGAGTCCGTTAAACGTGAAACGAGATCCTGACGGATACGTCCGTCAGTATGGAGTGATAGCGTTGAGGCTAATTCCTCAGAAGGTTAGGAAGATCGTTGAAGATCTTCGGGATTTACCTGTGTTCGGGCATCAGCCTGGACCCGATTATTGGAGTCTCATATCCAGTGGTCGTCTTGACCCAGAATACTTTGACTATTTGAATGCGCTTCCTGTAGTAGTTGAAAAACAAGTGGAGGAGCTTTCGGTGTTTAACAAACCCATGTCTATTTTAGAAACCTGCGTTTATAG